GAGAAAAGAGCTATGAGCCGTGCAGTCCTAAAGCTTACAGGGTTTTATGAGTTGGGCGTATTTGGTGAGGACGAATCAGAAAGTTTTAAGAAACAATAATTTAATTAAAAAAGACCTGCTAAAACAGGCACAATAAAAATGGAAATATCAGGAAAATTAGTAAAGAAGCTAGATGTTGAATCAGGGGTTAGCAAATCAGGAAAAGAATGGAGGAAACAATCTATCTTAATTGATACAGGAGGTGAATTTAATAATGAAGTAGCAGTAAGTGCTTTTGGTGATAAGATGGATTCAATGAACAAACTAGATATTGGTATGGATGTGAAAATACTTTGTAATGTTTATTCAAGAGAATATAACGGAAGGTACTTTCATAATATAGATGGTTACCACTTTTCAATTATGGGTAGTGAAGTAGTTGCCCCTGTTCAGTCTGATGACTTACCTTTTTAAGATGACACAAGAAGATAACTTTAAAAACTTATGCAACCTGACAACATCTTTGTTAGGCTTGCGTAAGGGTTCTCTAGGCTACAAAAGTAGAAAACAAGAACTTCAGGTAGCTAGAACTATTGCAAGTGTGATAGCTAGAATAGAATATGAAATACCGCATTCAACTATAGCTAAGGTAATTAATAGGGATAGAACTTTAATCTATCACTACGAAAAGAATCATAAACATAATTACTCAACATTTCCTAAATACAGAAATACATTTAATAAAGTCTTTAATGCTTTTCAATCTATAGAAGATTCTAAAAAATCCTTCTTTGATTTACATCAGCTTAACGATTACTTAAGAAAGAATGATGTTGTTAATAGTGCAAAGCACCAAGTAACAATAAGGATTCAATCAGGTGAAGTAGGTACTGATATTAAAGTTTCTTACAGGAACTTCTATAATCAATTAGAATTAGTTAAGTTAGCCCTCCAGAATTTTAAATATGAAATTGAGATTATAACCTTATGAAAGAAAAGCCTAACTACTATGCTATAATTCCTGCAGAAGTCAGATACAGTAAAGCCTTAATACCAAACGCTAAATTACTTTATGCTGAGATTACTGCTTTATGCAATATGAATGGTAAATGCACAGCTTCTACTGAATACTTTTGTAGACTGTATGAAGTTAGTAGGGGTGCAGTTCAAAATTGGCTTAAAATGTTAGATGATAATGGTTATATAAAAAGAACAGTTATATATAAACAAGGTACTAAGCAAATAATGCATAGGTACATTAAATTGGTAGACAAGCCTAGTCTAAAAATGTGTACAGATAATACTAATATAAATATAACTAATACTAATCTTACAGATAGTAATAAAAAGGCTCTCTTTAAAAAACCTACTTTAGATGAAGTTAAAAATTATTGTATCTTACGCAAAAATAATATAGAAGCAGAATCATTTATAGACTTCTACGAAAGTAAAGATTGGTTAATAGGTAAAAACAAAATGAAGGATTGGAAAGCTTGTGTTAGAACTTGGGAAAGTAGAGATAAAAATAATCCTAAAAATAATTCAAAAGGAATGAGCAAAATACATCAGCATTTACAAAAGAATATTAATGTAAAAGAAAAACTTTTAAAACAATTTAAAAAATGAGATTAATTAAAACAATGTCAAAGCAAGACTTACTAATGGCTTCAGTAGATTTAGTAAGCAAAACATATATTGAGTTAGGACAAAATAATGTAGATGAAGATACTATAAGTATTATGTCGGAAAGTTTATCTTATGACTTATCAAGAATGTTTAAGAATTTTTATTTTGAAGATGCGCAAAAAGCTTTTAATTTAGGAGTAAGAAGTCCTATTACAAGTGATTTTATACATTTAACAGTTCCAACATATATGAAATGGATTCGTAAACATCAAGAAATAATATGGGATGCAAGGTCAAGAGTAGACAAAGGAGAAAATCCTAAACAAGTTCCACATTATAGACCTGAACCTAAACTATTAAAATGAAGATACTAAATTTATATGCTTGTCTAGGTGGTAACCGTTACAAGTGGAACGATGTAAAAGAAGATATAGAAGTTACAGCTATTGAGTTAGACCCAGAATTAGCCAGGTTATATAAAGAAAGATTTCCAATTGATAAAGTGATTGTAGCTGATGCACATCAATACCTTCTTGATAATTATAAAGATTTTGATTTTATATGGAGTAGCCCACCCTGTCCTAGTCATAGTCGAGCAAGATTTTGGAGTATTGGTGCAAATGGTAAAAATCCTATATATCCTGATATGAAATTATATGAAGAAATATTGTTACTAAATCATCACTTCAAAGGTAAATATGTTATTGAAAATGTAATACCTTATTACAAACCTTTGATTGAAGCAAAAGAAAAAGACAGACATTTATATTGGACAAATTTTAATCTACCTAATACTTTAAATTCAAGACATTTTACGGGTTTATGTCAGACAAATAATGAATTAAAAAAATTAGAATTGTTTCATAATATAGAATTAAAAAGCTATAAAGGGAAACAATCAAAAATTAAAATAGCAAGAAACCTAGTAGACTATGAAGCAGGTAAAACAATCTTTGAAACTATGTTAGGTATTGTAAAAAAAGAAAATATTAATCAAACTGAATTATTTTAAAATGAAAAAAGAAGAATTGTACGAACCTGAAAAAACAGGAACTTTCCAAATGATGTTTGGATTTCCACAGCCTGGAGTTCACAGACCTAATAAGTGGGTATCAATTAGAAAGCCTAAAGAAGAAAAGAAATGAAAATAAATAATTTTAACGACATTATGAAAAAGTGTTTTGGTAATAGATTGATAAATGTAAAGTCTGAAAAAATGGACTATAAAAAAATTGACAATATTGAAGTAGATGGAATAGACACTAAAGACTATCCTGACTTCTGTGATGCATATATAGTAAGTGCAGATTATGATGGTAAACCTATGACTGAATCTCAGCTAGATATAATAAATGAAGATGGAGATTTTCAACACGAATGTATAATGAATGACTTACAATAATGAAGAATACAACACGTCTTACGACTACTAATAGAACTCAGTAAATATGAAAACAAAAGACAAAGTAAAGTTTTGGCTAGATAAATATCCAAGTCTAAGAGATGATGACAATAGACTTAGTGCTAATATTTGGTCTGAAGAATTAATTGAAAAAGGTTTTGAAGTAAGTCAGTTTTTAATTGTTTATGCTTGCGGTAAATTAACTTCAGCTCCAAGTATAAAAAGAGCAAGAGCAAAGCTTCAGGAAGAAGAACCAAGATATAGGGGTGATAAGTATAATATAAGGAAAGGCATTTTGCAAGACAAATGGAGAAAAGACTTAGGCTATGAAAAAAACAATTAGCAAGTTAAAGAAGGAACTTGATAAGTGGTTTAGTCTTTACATCAGAATAAAAGACTCAAATGAATATGGTTACGTACAGTGTACAACTTGTTCGGTGGTTCGCCACTATAAAGATGGTATGCAAAATGGTCATTTCCAATCTAGGCGTTTTATGGCTACTCGTTTCAATGAAGAAAATTGTTCTACACAGTGTATTAAGTGCAATTTGTATTCTCAGGGTGAACAGTATAAATTCGGTTTAGCTATAGATGCTAAGTATGGAGAAGGAACAGCAGAAGAATTAGAGTATTTAGCTAGGACTATTCACAAAGTATCAAGGGTTGAATATGAAGACCAGATAAGTTATTACAAAAACCTTGTTGAAAACTTAAAAGAAGAAAAAGGTATTTCGTAACTATTTAATTATCTTTGGCGTATGACAGAACCGATATACGCAAATAATGAACACCGAGTAATTGTAGATACTTACATAACAATGTGTAAAGAGTTTGCAAAAGAAGTCAGCACAAAAAGTAGATACAATAATTATTTAGAAGTAGTTGAAATTATTTTGGAGTATTCAAATCATTATGGAGAAGGACAGAAAGAGAATAATTTTTGGGATTGGATGCTTATTATACCTATAAATTTAGCAGTAGCAACTAATGGATTCTTTGCAGGAGTAGAAACAAGAAGCAATGCAGCAGTAGTCAGAGCATATAGAGTAGTTCTTGATGAACTAACACAGGACACCGTAAATAAGATTGACAAGATAGAACCAATTAATGACTGAGATATACGAAGAAATATCAAAGTTATCTGATAAGTTTAGGACTATGGCTTACGGATTAACCTCTGATGAAAATGAAGTAAATGAATCAGTACAAGAACTTTTATTATATTTACTACAGATGAACCCTGAAACATTAAAAGGTATATATAACAAAGATGGAATATTAGGTGTAACAAGATATGGAGCAGTAGCTTTAAGACGTGCCTTGACAAGTCCTAGAAGTAATTACTATTATAAGTATAAAAAGTATTATACTCATATAGATAGTTTAACAAGTGCAGTTACTTATAACGAAATGGAGTCAGGGGAAACAATACCTTCTAAGCACCTTTATAACCTGCCTAATGAATTAACAGATGATTATGTATGGACTAGCCTTGAAAAGATAGATGTTGCCTTAGAGGAAAATTTTTCTTGGTACGATAAGAAAGTATTTGAACTTTATTACTATGAAAAAGGAAACACACTAGATTCACTAGCTAAAAAAACAGGAATAAGTAGAAATAGCCTATATACAACTATAGACAAAGTAAGAACTGAATTAAAATACAAGCTTAGTGAATAAATTTTTCGTACCTAAAGAAATATATGAAGATAGAATAAGTATCTGTAAGTCTTGCGTATATTACTTTAAGCCTTCAGGACAATGTAAGAGGTGCTTATGTTTTATGAAAGTGAAGGCAAGAATAGCAACACAAGAATGTCCTCAGAAGTATTGGGGTAAGACATCAGAAGTAGAAGTTAGAACTGATATACCTGAAGAAATAATTGAAGAAGTATTGCTTGTATGGCAGGAAGTAAAAACAGGTAGAGCAAAAAGCAAAGAAGCAAAAAGTAAAATGATACAGTTATATAATATAATTTATGGTAGTAATTATTCAGATACGAGTAATTGCTCGAGTTGTATTGCGACTTGTTTTGATGGAATAAGAAAAATATATCAAGAATACTCAGGAAATAATTAATCAATAAAGGGTAAGACCTAAAAAGCTTTTAATTTTTCAGACCTGTGTAGTAGAGGGGGGGTGTGGTTACCTCCCCAATACAATTAACTAAAATAGTAATAATGAAAATAATAGTAATATGGCCGAACTAGAAAGAACATACAAAACAATTAAATGGATATTGAAAGACAATATCAAAAAGAATGTCAGAGCTTTGTGGACTTGGAAGGACGACAACTTTACCTGCATATATGAAAACTATGATGGAGATGATAGGATTTATACTAGCAGTCAATTACTTAAACTTTTAACAAAATGATGATATTTACATTACTTGGAATTATAGTAGCAATATTCTTTTTTATAATTATAATTATGACAATAATAGAAGGAAGAATAAAAAGAAGATCTAAAGAAAGATTACTTTGGAAAATGGATAAGGTAGAAACACTAACAGGAGGACTAGCACACGATAGAATTAATGAAAAAAAATAGAATACCAGGTTACTATATAGGAAGTCGGTATAAGATTGAAGCTCGCAAGGTCATAGAAGACTTTGGTTTATCTTACAACGTAGGAACGGCTGTTACTTACTTGCTGAGAGCTGAGAGAAAACACGCAAGTCCTATTGAGTGCATACAGAAAGCAATAAACCACTTAGAGTTTGAACTCGATAAACTAAAGAGATGACACTATATACTTGTAAATGTGGAAAGACTAGAGAACTATCTAAGGTTACAATAGTTTTTAGAGATGGAAATTGGGAAGCCAAGGAATCAGAGTGTGAATGTGGTCTTTATATGGATAGCGTACCTGTAGAAGGAATACCTACCTTACAGAGAACAGAGCCAAGCCTAAGTAAGAACAGAGATAAGCTATGGGCTGGAGCAAAAGAAAAGCTAGTAGGCGAAAGGGGAATCAATGAATCCTTTGATTAATGAAGTTTGTAATAAAGTGTGATAAAGATAAGCAAAACCTGATACACTATTTAAAGGAATTAGGCAATGACTATTTAGTAGATGTAAAGAAACAAAGAAACACAAGGAGCAATATGCAGAATAACTATTATTGGAGTTGTATAGTACAGACACTATCTAATGAACTAGGCTACTACCCAGACGAAATTCACGACCTTTTAAAATTAAAGTTCTCAAGTGAATGGAATAGCATAGAGGTAAACGATAGGACTGTAGGGCTACAAACAATTAAGAGTACAGCAAGAATGGATAGCAAAGCTTTTGAGATATATGCAGACCAAATAAGAATATGGGCAATGACTGACTTAGGTATCAGACTAATGCTACCAAATGAATACGAGTAATTTCTATTATATAATATGGAAACAGAACAAAAGAGGACACAGGAGGGTAAAAAGAAGCTACTAGCTGCACTAGAGATGTCATTAGGTATAGTAACTGAAGCTTGTGAAAAAGCAGACATTACAAGAAGCCGACACTATGCTTGGATGCAAAGTGATGAAGAATACAAGAAAGCCGTAGATGATATAGATAGTAAATTTATTGACTTTGCTGAAACAAGTCTTAAGAAACAAATAAAGGAAGGTAACACAACTGCTACTACTTTCTTCCTAAGAACTAGAGGACGTAAGAGAGGTTATAATGAGAAACAAGAAATAGACTTGACTTCAGGTGATGAACGTATCAAAATAAATATTAATCTTGGTGATTAAACCTGACCTATTAGAAATCAATCCACAATTTACACCTAAACAGAAAGAGTGTTTAAAGTATCTATTTGATGATAAGACTAAAGAGGTTTTATTTGGAGGTGCAGCTGGTGGTGGAAAGTCTTGGGTAGGATGTAGTTACTTAATTACTATGTGTCTTCAATATCCAAAGACTAGATACTTGATGGGAAGGTCAAAGCTAGATGCTTTAAAAAAGACTACATTAAATACATTCTTTGAAGTATGCACCGAGTGGAACTTAAAAGCTATTAAGGACTACACGTTTAATGGATCAAGTAATGTGATAACCTTTTATAATGGTTCTGAGATAATATTAAAGGACTTGTTCTTATACCCATCAGACCGAAACTTTGATAGTTTAGGTTCGCTTGAAATAACAGGTGCTTTCATTGATGAAGCAAATCAAATTACTGAGAAGGCTAAAAACGTAGTAGCATCAAGGCTAAGATACAAGCTTGACGAAAATGGCTTAATACCTAAGATGCTTATGACTTGCAACCCTGCAAAGAATTGGGTGTACTCAGAGTATTACAGACCTGCTCAAGACAATACAATAAAACATTACAGAAAGTTCATTCAATCTTTAGTGATAGATAATAACTATATCTCTAAGCATTACGAAACTCAGCTATCTCAATTAGACGAACTAAGTAAGCAAAGACTTTTATTTGGTAATTGGGAATATGATGCTACTGCTGATAGTCTTATAGACTACAATTCTATAATGAGTATGTTTAGTCAGAAAGGAATAGAAGGTGATAAATACATAACTTGTGATGTAGCACGATTTGGAAGCGATAAGACAGTTATAATGCTTTGGCAAGGGCTACACATTAGATACATAAGAACTATCCTTAAATCTGCTGTAAATGAGGTTGTGGACGAGATTAAGAAACTACAACAAGAGAATGGAGTTAATCTTAGGAATATAATAGTAGATGAGGACGGAGTAGGTGGTGGTGTGAAGGATTACTTAAGATGTCAAGGATTTACAAATAATGCAAGACCTATAAAAGGTGAGAACTATCAGAACCTAAAAACTCAATGCTATTACAAATTAGCAGACCAAATAAACAAAGGACAGATAGGAGTAAGTTGTTCAGATGTAAATGTTAAGAATTACATAACTGAGGAGCTAGAGCAAGTCAGAACTAAGGACGCAGATAAAGATAATAAACTACAGATAATTCCTAAAGATACAGTCAAGTCTATTCTAGGTCGTTCTCCTGATTATGCTGATGCTTTAGCTATGAGAATGTTTTATGAGATAGATAGTAACTTTGGAAGGTATTTTGTGCAGTAAAAAAAATCGTTAAACTAAAAACAACAAATTTCTATTATATAGTGTATGAAAGTTAAAATTAAAAAAGAAGGGAAAACAGAATCGTTCAATTTAATTAAAAGTTGGAATGATGTTACATTAGAATCTTGGTTAAAATTAATGACATTTGATTCGGATATAAATTCTGAAGATGCTGCCAAAACAATAAAAGAATTATCTGATATTCCAAAGAAGTTAATAAAAGAACTTTCATTATCGGATGTAGCAGTAATGTTGAATTGGATTTCTGAGCTTCAAGCTAAACAAGATACTAAGCTTAAAAGGATAATAGAGATTAATGGTATTGAATATGGATGGCATCCTGACCTCGATTCCATAACTTTAGGTGAGTATGCCGATATTGAAACATTTATCAAAAAAGGAATAGAGAAAAGATTACCTGAATTGATGTCTGTTCTCTATCGTCCTATCAAACAGAAACACGAAAATGGAGTTTACATAATAGAGCCTTATGATGGTGATATAAGGATGAGAGCAGAAGAAATGAAAAAGATGTCAGCAGAACAAGTACAAAGTGCGATGGTTTTTTTTTATCATTTAGGGAAACTATTGTGCGAGATTTTGCAATTATATTCGATTCAGAAGCAGAAGGAAATGATGAAGCTATAGCAACAAATGATTTCGCAAGTTCTTGGGGATGGTTTGGAGTTATGCACAGATTGTGCGGTGAAGATATTAGTAAGTTGGAAAGTATTACAAAGCTTAGTCTTTTAAATTGTTTGACTTGGTTAAGTTATGAAACAGATTTAAACTCTCAAAATAAAGTAAAAAGAAATGGTTAGAAATAAAAGTTATAATAATGTCGTCAATACTCTATTAAGACTAGGTGAGTATCACAAGCAAATAAAAACAACTTCGGTAGGAGATATTTTTTCAATCGATTTGGAAAAGGAAACTAAATTTCCATTACTGCATATTAATCCGACTTCAGTTACGACTGGTGATAGTCAGCTTGTCTACAACTTCCAAATATTCATAATGGATATGGTAACGGAAAAGGATAATTGGACAATAAACAATACTGCTGCTGATTTCCCTAAGTTATATAAGACATTAAGCAATGAGCAAGATGTATTTAACGAAACATTACAAATAGTAACTGATTTTATTGGTATGCTTAGACATAGTGAAAGGCAATCAATAGCAGGTGTTAATGATATTAATTCACCTATCTATTTTACACAAGACCAATTTACAATAGAACCATTCCAAGAAAGGTTTGATAATTTATGCTGTGGTTATGTTTTCAATATAGGAGTCTTAGTACAGAACGACTTTCAGACTTGTGATATTCCTGTTGATAAGCTTGGAGCAGGGTATTAATGAAATGGAAAATAGGATGGCTAACAATACAGATAGGATGGAAAAAATTTAAAATAACAATTAACTTATAATAAAAATGGCAACACTAACAACTACAATTCAGGAAACAGTATCACTAAACGGAAGTCTTAGAGGCTCTACAATTGCAGTAACTACTGCGGGAATCAATGATGTATTTGAAAGAATAGTAACTTGTACAGCAAGTGTAGTAACTACAGTAGCAGTATTTGATACGCTACCTTCAACTTCAGCAGGAGCTATTAATGTAGCAAAAACTAAATATGTCAGAATCACTAACTTGGAAACAGCTGTAGACATTGAACTAGCAGTAGTTACAACAGCTTCAAATTACCAAGTGATACTTACGGCAGGTCAATCACATATCCTTTGTCAGGGGGCAGACTTAGCTTTAGCTGAAGCAGATACTTCACCTTCTTTTGGAACTATGCAAGACTTAGCTTCCTTACAGATAAAACCAACAACAGCAGTTACTGCTAGAGTTGAAGTTTTCGTTGGATTAGAATAGTGAATACTGACAATATAAAAAGGTACTTAAACAGCTTTGGTAAACAAGTAGTCAATCGTTCTAAGGGTAACTTACAAAAGGCAGGAAAGGGTGGAAAGCTAGAAAATTCTATTAAGTTTGAAGTAATAACAACTTCTGATGGGTTTACTGTACAATTCTCTATGTCTAACTATGGTCAATTTGTAGATAAAGGAGTTTCAGGAAATAAGCAATCACAATCTTATAAAGACTATACAGGAAAGGTTGTTAAAAGTCCTTTTAAATATACTACAAAACAACCTCCACCTGATATATTATCTAAGTGGATAAAAAGAAAAGGTATAAAAGGTAGAGATAAAAAGACAGGAAGATTTATAAGTAATATGTCATTAGCTTTCATAATGGGTAGAGCAATAAAAAGAGATGGTATAAAAAGCCTTAGTTTTTTCCAAAAGCCTTTAGGACTTGGATTAAAACAGTTTGGTAAAGAATTATTAGGTAATATAAAAGAAGACATATTAAATACTTTAAATAAAGAAACAATAACACAAGTAAACTAATGGGAACACTAATAGAACAAAAACCTAAACATTCATATTTTCCTGTAGGTCAAGATGTAATTTTTACAGTTTCAAATAATGCAGTAGTTACTAATCCTGATTATACTAGAGTCAAGTTTATAGCTGAAGTTCATATCAGTTCAGAATTAGAAGTAAATCTATCGAATAATGATGATGTAGTAGGCGTATTCAAAACTACTCCAAATAATGCAGGGGTTGGAATGTTTGATTGTAGACCTATCATTGAAAGCTTTGTAAGTACAGATAATAAAGCTAGAGATAATAGTTCATTTAAAACAGTTGAAAATACAAACTTAAGAACACCTATTCACATTATAGATAAGTTCTCAGGAAATAACAATTCCTTTCGTTATTTTGCTATACAATTTAAGATAGAATATTTTGACAACTCTTTATTAACCCCTGCTTTAGTAACAGCAGGTGTAACAAATACAGGAAGTTTTAAGTTATTCAATGGCTATTTAAAGCATTCTAATTTGTTAGATATGGGAACAGGGGGTAATATTAATAATTTCGGTTATAATTTAAACGATTTTGATTTAACCTCTGATACTAAAAAGTTTTTATCTAATGCACCAACTATACAGTATGCTAATATTGAAGATTATGGAACTACATCAATATTAATGATAAACCCTTTAACTGATATAGAGGTAAATACCGGTACAGCTGCCGGAGGAACAGCTATGATTAGGTTTGATTATTATGAAGCTAATGGAACTCCAATAACAGGTAATCCTGTAACAAGTTTTGAAACTATTAGATTAGACCAAACAGCTACAGGGGGGTTTGCTTATGCCAATGAGGATTACGCTTATAATAAGTTAGTATATGCAGGAGTATTTCCTGCTAATCTAAGGAATTGGAGTACCCTTTTTAACGATAATATTGATGATATTGCATATTATACATATAAAGTACAAACATTAAATCTTGCAGTAGCAAGTGATATTTCACAAACTTATAGAATAAACATAAACTGTCCTACTTTAAAAGGTTACCAACCAATAAGACTCACGTGGCTTAATCAATGGGGAACTTGGGATTACTACACTTTCAATATGAAATCTACTAAGTCTATATCAACTAAAGGAAGCACATACCAACAGCTTGAAGGAACTTGGAATGAAGCGGTTTATAAGCTAGATGGATATAAAGGAGGTAAAAAGTCTTTTAGAGTAAATGCTACAGAAAAGATAAGTATGAATACAGACTTTGTTAGTGAATCAGAATCAGAGTGGTTTGAAGAACTTATAAATAGTCCTGAAGTATATATCTTAGAAGGCTTCCAAAACGATAATGTAAATTCAGCTTTAAATACTTACGTAATACCTACAAGACTTCTAACTTCTAGCTTTACAAAAAAGACTGTAGCAAACGATAAACTTATGCAATACACTTTTGAAGTGGAAAAGAGTAAGACACTTAGAACTCAATCAATATAATGAGCGTTCAATTAATATTACAGCCTCAAAACGTACAAGGATTTAGTAATGATATTTCTGTAATTAATGGAGAAATGATTGTTAATGGATCTAGTTTTAGTGGAGTTAATAATGCTACAGGTTATACTACTGCCGCAACTAGCCCTTTTCAAGATGTTCTAGATAATGCTCCTGCTACAGTACCTAATACTTGGTACAAATTTAAGAGTGATGCTTCTGCTAATTATCCTAGTGATAGTTTTAATACTTTATTTTTTAGTCAAGTAGCAGACATCGATATATTTACAGGAATTTACCAACAGATGACAAATTTAATAGTTGGTCAAGTTTACGATGTTACTATTCAGATTAATGGATCATTATCTGCAAATAGTTATTTTGGATTGTCAGTAAGTAATGTTAATGGAGCTTTAAATACCTTTATTTTTCCAAATAATCTGATTGCTACTGTTTCATTTACAGCTACAATTACAAATCCAACTATCTTATTTTGGTCTGCTTCTGATACAGTAGAAACTAATCTTATTCAATTAATCTCAGTAATAGGTGCTACTCAATTAGTTAATATTGTTAATGGTGACGGTCAAGTTATTTGCGACCTATATGAAGAGGAGGATTTGCCTTTGACTCTTAGTGTTGATGATTTTAAAAATGTAGCTGAGAAAGTCCAGTCTTATTCAAAGGCTTTTAACTTACCTGCAACTAAAAGGAATAATAAAATATTTGACCAAGTCTTTGAAATAACAAGAGCTGAAGATGGTATTATTTTTAACGCTTATAGAAGAACTCAATGTATTTTGAAGCAAGATGGATTCATTCTCTTTGAAGGGTATTTAAGGCTCTTAGATGTAACTGATAAGAATGGAGAGATAAGTTATAACGTAAATCTTTATTCAGAAGTAATAGCTTTAGCAGACTACTTAAAAGACTTAGACTTTAGAGCTTTAGGCTTTGAAGAACTAGAACACGTTTATAATAAAGACAATATTAAAGACAGTTGGAATGATGGATCGCCAGGACAAACAACTCCTATTGCTTATTTAAACCCAAGTACATCAGGCTTTAGAACAAACTTTGAAACTGTAAAATACCCTTTTGTAGATTGGAATCATCAATTTATAGTAGCTGATAATCCAGGAGGGGGTCCAGGGCCTACACACGGAAATACTCAGCTACCTACTTTAGAAACAGCATTTAGACCTTTCATTAATATTAAATATTTAATAGATAGGATATTTAAAGATTCTCCTTTTACTTATGAAAGTGACTTCTTTAACACTTCAGACTTCAAGAAATTGTATATGGACTTTAATTGGGGAGCTGATAATTTTTCTAATATTAATACTTCATATGAGGCGACTTGGGATTATAGTGCAGGAGCTGCAGCTAATGTAGGAAATAATTCTTTTAAAGCATTAAGATTAATTCCTGAGGGAGTTACAGGTGGAGCAGTAGGTTCTACTTTACCACCAAATTATGATACAAATACATATACTATTACAGCTACTACAGATAATGAAATGTATGCAGTGTATTATAACTTTAGTTTTGAAAATATTAGCCTTTTTGATAAAGTAGTTGATTGTAGATGGCGACTCACAAATGCCTTAGGAAATACATCTTTTAATGCTTCGTCTATAACTATACAAAACGCATCAGTTTTAGGTAATGGTACTGCTAATTGGGTTGGTTCATTTTTAATTATACTTCAAGAAAACGACACTTTAAAAGCACAATTTGATGGGGATACATCAACACGGCAAAACCAAAGTGAAGTATCTGAAGCTTTATTTAATGTATCTAATATTAATGTTACATCAGCATCTTTAAATACATCAAGAGGAGAGTTAGGACAATGGGATTTCTTAAAAGGGTTGCTTACAATGTTTAACTTAGTAACCTTGCCTGATGAAGATAACCCTAACAATATAAAGATAGAACCTTACGGAAATATATTCCTTCCAAGCACTGATATTAATAACCCTAATTTCTATGACTTAAATAGTGTTCAGTTAGATTGGACAGACAAGATAGATGTTTCTCAAATAAAGCTAACACCTCTGACAGATTTAAATAAAAAGACAATGTTTAAGTTTGTAGAAGATGATGATGACTATTCTTTTAATCAATATAAGAATCTAGTAGGTGGTCATTTATACGGAAGTGAATTAAGTAATGCAGGAGACTCATTTAATATTCTAGATGGTGAAGAAGAAATAGTAGCAGAACCTTTTGCAGCAACAATAGTCAAGCCTTTAATGAGTCAATTTACTCAATTTATAACTCCTGCAGTTTATGCTAGGGGTTCGGAAGATGAATGGGAAGGATTTGAAAACTCACCTAGAATAATGTATAATAACGGAATCAAAAGTACAGGTTCTTCTTATTATATCCCTGCACAGAATGGATTAGGTAGTGAGAATCAATTTAATTTTTTACAGTTTAGTCATTTATCAGATGTTCCTGTAGTAACGGCATCAAGAGATTTCCATTTTGGTATTTGTCAATTAATGCCGGGAGTAGGTGGAGTAGTTGGAGGAACAGTAAATAATTTATTTAACATATATTGGCAGCCTTATTTTAACGAACTTTATAATCCTGATACAAGGACTATGACTATTAAAGTCAATCTAAGTCCTGCTGATATCAATACATTTTCATTCAATTTTACCGTATACATTAAGAATAGATTATTTAGAGTAAACAAGATAGACTACAAACCAAACGATTTAGCAACAGTAGAATTTATACTTATACCATAATGGGGCAAATATCAATAGAATATAAAACAGGCTTTAATGTCAAACCTTTATCAGTTTCAGGATTAGGTATTGTAACTTTTACTTCAGGAGTTTATGATGACTTTGGAATAATTAAAGTTTCACCTAATCAAATGCAATGTGAAGCTTATGGATATACCTATAATCAAGCAACAGGAACTTGCTCTGCTTTCAGAAACAATACAAATCTAAACATAGCTGTTGCAAATGAAAATAACAAGTCTTTAGGTAAGGGTAATTCAACAGAAACAGGAACAAACAATACTTTAGTAATAGGTGAGAACAATACAGTTAAAGGTTTCTCAAGAAATAGTATTATATCAGGAAGTAGAAATGAAATAGCTAATGGAATAAACAATGCAAACGTATCAGGATTTTTAGGTGAAGCTACAGCAAGTAATTCTATAGTATTAGGGGGAAATAGTAATGGTGATATATTAGGTCAAAGACAATTTATTCGCTGTATATATGCTGCCCAAACTACAAGTAACTCATCAGTTTCTAGTTCTTTAAATAATGAAACAGGAGTAAGGTTTGTTATACCTGATAATACAATCATATATTTTCACGCTGAAACAGTAGTGGTTAGAACAGGTGGTTCTAATGCAGCCGGTGCGGTTGGTGATTATGGTTCTTATGTAGAGAGGGGTGTTATAATTAATAAATCAGGAACAACTACTATACAAAGAGAACGAGATACAATCAAGACTTCAGGAACTGTAACTAATTGGAGAATATTAGCTGAAACAGGAGGAGCTGCAGGAGCAATCTTAAAGTTATCTTGCAGAGGTCAAACAAATATGATACTAGAGTGGTGTATGAATGTAAGTATCACACAAATTAAAACAGGAGTAACCTTATAAAAATAAAACTATGGGAAACACAACAGAAACTGCTACATTTAATGTAAAATCTAATATAGGGGACGTAGGAAAAGATGCAAAGTCAGCAGCAGGAGAGTTCAAAGTTATGGGTATTTCTTTAAATGGAGTAAAGGCAGGCTTTGCTTCAGCAGCAGTAACAGCAAAAGGAATGTTCGGTTCTATTAAGGCAGGTTTAATTTCAACAGGTATAGGAGCTTTTGTAGTCCTTATTGGTTCTCTAATGGTTTTTCTAACTAAGACAAAAAAAGGAGCAGAACTTTTAGAAACAGCATTTGCAGGAGTTGGAGCTGCTATAGCAGTTATTACAGACAGGATTTCAGCTATTGGAGGTGCTATTGCAAAAGTATTTTCAGGAGATTTCAAAGGTGCTGTAAATGATGTAAAAGGAGCTTTAACAGGTATTGGAGATGAGATAAAAAAAGAGCTAACTCTAGCTATGGAATTAGAGAGAGCCTTTCAAAGAATAGCAGATAGTGAAAGGGGATTAAATCTTGAAAGAGCTGAAGCAAATAAAATAATTGCAAAGGCTAGATTAGATGCAGAAGATGAAACAAAAACTTTAGAAGAAAGAATGACTGCTTTGCAGAAAGCAAATGATGAAGAACTAAGAATAACTGCAAAATCTTTAGCATTACAAAAAGAAAAAGTTGAAGCTACTAGGCAGGAGGTTGGAATGGGGGAAAGTATGTCTGAAGATTTGGAAAAGTTAAACCAAGAAAAGATAAAGCTAATAAATATGGAAACGGCTAGTTTCTCTATGCAGAAAAGATTAACTACAGGGCTTGAAACTTTAAAGGTTGAAGCAGCTACAAAAGAAAGAGCAAGAGAAAAGACAAGGCAAGACGGAATAAAAGCAGAGGCAAAAGCTGTTCAAGATAGGGTTGACGCTGAAAAGAAACAAATCCAAGAGTTGATAGACTTAGAACAAGATAGACTTAATAAGTTAATTATAGATGGAGCAGAATTGTTAGATAAATTTAACGAATCACAATTAGAAGCACAAGATAAAGAAACAAATGCTATATATGATAAATATTTTGCAATAATAGAAGGCAAAAAAGCACTAGGAGAATCAGTAGTTGAATTGGAAGAAAACCAACAGGCTGAACTATTTGAAGTTACCGAAAAATATAGAATAATGGAAGTGGATGCTGATGAGGCATCAGCTAAGAAAAAGAAAGATATTGAAAAATCAAAAGTGGATATGCAAATTGATATGGCAAATCAAGGACTTCAAATTTTAGGAGCTGCGGCGGGAGAAGGAACAGCTTTAGCAAAAGCAGCAGCAATAGCACAAGCCACTATCTCAGGAGTTCAAGGAGTACAGAATGCATTTACAGCAGCAAATGCAAATACTGCCGCTACAGCAAGTTCTTTTGGTGCTTATCCTATAACTATGGCGGCACTAGCAGGAACATTTGCCGCTATGAATATAGCTAAGATTGCAAGTGGTGGAAAACCTGGAGGAACGCAACCAACACCACCAACAACTAATACACCTGCACCACAAATGATGTCAGGAGCTTTTGATATATCAGGAGGGGTAGCACCTGAACCTGTAGAGGCATTTGTACTTACAGATTCAATGACAAACAGTCAAAACCAGCTAGCTAATATAAGAAGAAGAGCTACAATCTAAAATCAAATAAAAGAACTTAATTTCTATTATATAAAAAAGACTATACTATGCCTTGCGAAGAATGTTCAGACGGAAAATTTAAATGGGGAAAGACAGGAAGCTGTAAGTATGATTCTATAGCTGAATGTGAAGCCGACAATAAAGACTACTATGAAGAAGAAAAGACTACTTCTATAGTTGAGCTTGTTATCGATGAATCAAATGAATCTTTAGCAATAGATGCTATAAGTCTTGTGTCAGCTCCTGCCATAGAAGAAAATATGGTCTATATGAGTAAGGCTAAAAACAACTTAACTTTAGCAAAGATAGATTCTGAAAAAAGAGAAATAATTTCTCCTGCCTTAATACCTGATAAAAATATCTATAGGTATGATGCTGATACGGATTCTGACTACTATGTGTATTTTAGTAAAGATACAGTTAAGAAATGTGCTTATAGTTACTTAAAAAATAACAATCACCACAAAGCTACATATCAACACCAAGACAGAGTTTCAGGCGTTCTAACTGTTGAATCTTGGATAATAGAAGACCCTAAATTAGATAAGTCTAGTCTTTATGGTTATAATTTACCTTCAGGATCTTGGATGGTCAAAATGTCCATAACAAATGATGAGCTTTGGAATAAGGTGAAATCAGGTGATATTCGAGGTCTTTCAATAGAAGGTTTTTTCACTTCAAAGTATGAAGCTATGCAAAAATCAGAACCAACTACCGAAGAAATACTCAAAGCACTTAATGAAATAATCACAAAATCAAACAAGTAACTAACCTTTCTATTATATATAGAACCTAAAAAACAAAAAATGGATTTAAAAGAACAAATATTGGTAGCACTTGGTCTTGATAAAGGCGAAGAAGTTTCTCTTGCGTGGCAAGCGAAGTCAGAAGACGGAACTATTTTCGTTTCAACTGCTGAAGAATTAGCTAACGGTGTGGATATTAGCGTTTTAACTGAAGATGGCACGACAATTTTATTGCCAATCGGAACTTACAAGACTGATACTGGCGTTACTTTTAGAGTAGAAGAAGAAGGTATCGTTGCTGAAGTTATGGAAACTGAAACTGAAGAAGTAGTTGAAGAAGAATTAGCTGAAGATGATGGAAAAGAAGCTGACGTTGAAGATTGGGCAGGAATGGAGAAAAGAATCCAAAACCTAGAAGATGCAGTAGCTGACCTTAAAAGAGATAAAGACGGAGGAGATGATGAGGTTGAAGAAATGGCTGAAGAAGTAACAGAGCCTTCTACTAATCCTAAAACTATTAAGACTACAGAAGTAGTTGAGTTCTCAGCAGAAGATGAATTAACAAAGTTAAAAGCTGAAAATAAAAAATTAAAAACTGAATTATCTGAATCTCCTGCGTCAGCTCCTTTAGACACAAATAAATTTAGTTCAGAAAGAGCAACACCAACAAAACAAGATTTAAGAAGAATGACAAAACAAGAAAAATTCTTATACAATTTACATAACTAATAATATAAACTAAAACAAACAAAAAAATGGCTTTAACAACAACAAGCAATTTCGCAGGGAAGGCAGCAGGATTTTTCATCAGCAAAGCACTTCTAGGAGCAAACTCACTTGACTATTTAACAATGATAGAAAATATCAAGTATAAAAGTAATGTGCAGGCACTAAATCAGACTGTAGCTAGTGTTTCAGCAGCAACGTGCGATTTCACAGGAGCAGGAACACTTGCTTTAACTGAAAAGGTCTTAGAGCCTGCAAATCTACAAATTAATATGGATTTATGCAAATCTGAACTTTTAGACAGCTTTGAAAGTTTACAAATGAGAGCAGGAGCAGGCGCACCATTTCCAGCTTCTTTTGACGAGTATGTAATCTCATATATGGGAGATATTATTGCTGAAGCAACAGAAAATTCTATTTGGGCAGGTGTTGCTAATGCAGGTGGGGACTTTATCGGATTCACAGGAGCTGGAGCTGCAGGATGGTTAAGAGCTGGTAATGATGCAACAGTAGTGCAAGCAGTTTTAACAGGAGGTGCAGGTGTTGCTCCAGTAGTAGGAACAATTATTGCTGACATCCAAGCAGGATTAGATGCAGTACCATCAGCAGTTATTGGTAAAGATGATTTACATATCTACTTAAACCAAAAAAATTACCAATTATACATCCAAGCAATTTCAGCTTTAGGTTACTTAAACGCTTACAATATGCAGGGTGAGTACGTTCCAATGTTTAACGGAATAAAAATAGCTGTGTGTAATGGTTTACAAAATGCAGCAATCGTAGTAGCTCAGAAGAGTAATTTATTTTATGGGACTGATTTACTTTCAGATGCAACTAGAATTACTTTGATGGATATGGCTCAGTTAGATGGTTCAGATAATATGAGATTGGTAGCTCGTTACTCAGGAGGAACACAAACAGGAACAGGAGCTGATTGCGTACTTGTATCTTAATAAATAAATATAAAGAAGGGAGGGATAAAATCCTCCCAACTTTTTAACCCAAAAAAATAAAAAAAAATGGCACATTGTATAGCACTTACAAAAGGACGTGAATTAGACTGTTCGAGAATTTCGGGTGGAGTTCGCTACCTTTATTTTGGGGTTTATGACCAATATCTAACTCCAATAGAAACAGCAGGAATAGTACAAGCAGCAGGAAGCGTATCAGATATTAATATGGATGATGCTGCAATAATTTATAGATATGCAATGCCTTTAGGTGCTGCTTCTGTAACTGAAACTATTACAGGTTCTACTGAAAACGGAACGATTTTTTACACTCCAACCGTAAATCTAGTTATGAATAAACTTACTGCTATTGATCAAAACGAAATTCGTTTATTAGGTCAAACTAAAGTAGTAATTTTTGCTCAATTAAATGAAATTATCCCTGCTAATCAGCATAATACTATTATTGCTTTAGGAGTGACTAATGGTATGGCTTTGAATACAGGTACTATGGACACAGGTGCTGCTTTCGGGGACAGAAACGGATACACTCTTACCTTCGATGGTTTAGAGCCTAATCCGTTCCCATTCGTGGCAGATTACACAACTGAACCATTTGATAATACTGCATTCTCTAACTTTACAGTAGACACAAACTAATCTTTTTATCTGTTTTCTTATAATTTTGAATGGGGTATCTTAATTGATACCCTTTTCTACACTTAGTGAGGGTGGTGCGGTTAGTCCGTATATAGGGAAACCTAGCGTTCACTATGGGATTAAGGTTGCTTCGGCAGCCTTTTTCCCTTATTAACCAAACAGAATCATACTTTTTCTATTATATAATATGATACAAGGATTTACAGAATCAGACTTTACAGCTTACTTATCTACTGAGGACAATAGAATCGATACTGAAGTTTCAGTCAGTCAAGTTAGATTGCTAGTAAAGCTTATAAATGATATGAATGGTGATATTGAATATGTATATCCAATTTCATTAAAAGGTCCGCAGCAAAGATATACAAAATTAGATTTTCTTTATAATGTAGTTCCTGATAGATATACAGGAAAAGTTAATCTTTTACCTGCGGGTCATTGGAAGTATGAAGTCTATGAAGTTACTTGGAAAGGTGCTGTAAATGTCGCTTTTGGATTTGCTCCAGCAACAGAAACAGATGTCTTATCTGTTGATGACCCTCACGGAATAGTGCAAGGATTAGTTACTAAAGGTATCTTAAACTTGACTGAGAAATTAGGAACAGAGCAAGTACAATACAACCAACACGAATCACCAGATAGTCCTAATTATGTATGGTATGGTCAAGATATTGATGTGTGGAATCCTGCGGATGAAACATCTATGATTGCTTGGTATAAAAATAAAGTAGGAATTACTTTAGATAGTAGTGGTAATGTAAGTGAATGGATAGATAGTTCTGCGAATACATTTGATTTATCACAAGCGGTATTGGCTTCAAGACCTTCATATACTGCAAGCACAGGTGGTCTTATTTTTGATACTACAGGTGTTACTGATGTATTACAATCCTTTGCCAGTTATCAGCTTACATCTCAGTTTACAATTGCTTTTAAAATTAAATCTAAAAGTATTACAGGAACATCAAACATATTAAGCTCAACAACAAATCAGTCGATAATTGAAATTGGTGGATGCTGTAATGTTGATATATATGGTGGAACAGGAGTAGGAAAAAACTTATTTACTACAACAGGAACTATTGAAGATGCTTACATAGTACTCACAAGAAACGCTGCCAATACAATAGAATTAACTTTTAATGGGATAGTTCAAAATACTAATACTTTAACAACTGTTCCTAGATTCAATGAAATAGGAGAAAAATTTGATGGGAGTATTTTTGAAATAATGGTATTTGATTCTACTTCACAAGCATTAACAGATTTAATAAACGAAAGACTTTCAAACTTATAAAATGGATAAAATAATTTCAGTAGATTTAAGCACTTCAACAAGTCCCTTAGTGCAGGAGGTAAGGGGAAAAGATTGGATTGAATACGGCGACGCTAATGGGCAATGGAGAAACCTCTACCCACAGTTCTTAATTGACCTTTACTATTCTAGTTCTATAACGGCTGCTATCGTAAATGCTACTGCTGAAATGATTAGTGCTGAGGACTTAGTTATAACTGATGAAGAAGATAGAGATGAAGAAGCAAGGGTAAAGCTTCAAAACTTTATGAATAATGCTAATGGAAATGAAACACTACACGAAGTATTGAAAAAGGTAGCATTTGACTTTAAGCTTCAGGGTGGCTTTGCCCTTAACATAGTATGGTCAAAAGACAGGACTCAAATAGCAGAGCTGTACCACATTCCTGTCGAAAAAATTAGATGTGAACGTCCTGATGAATTTGGAAAGACTAGAGGTTACTATGTATCAGGAGATTGGGCAAATACAAGAATGAATAAGCCTTATAGAGTACCTGCCTTTAATGTAAACGATAGAACTTCACCTAATCAAATATTATACACAGGGCTTTACAGTCCTAATATGAATTCTTATTATACTCCCGATTACGTTAGTTGTAATAATTGGGCTTTGATAGACTCAAAGGTTTCAGAATTTCACCTCAATAACATCTCTAATGGATTCACAGGTTCATTTATGATTAGTTTTGCGAATGGAATCCCGACCGCTGAAGAGAGAAATCAGATTGAACAAAGCTTAGAACAAAAATTTACTTCAGAAAAAAACGCAGGAAAATTTGTCTTGACATTCTCAGACGATAAGACTAGAGTACCTGAAATAACTTCTATAAGTCCTTCAGATTTGGACAAACAGTATTTGGCACTTCAAGAACTACTTACTAGCAACATCCTCTCAGGGCATAGGGTGACGTCTAAGACACTTATGGGCTTGGATAGTGCTAATGGGTTCTCAAGCAATGCAGACGAGCTAAACGCAGCTTCTAATTTTTATAAAAATACAGTAGTTGTAGGATTTCAAAATCAAATACTTAAAGTATTGCACAAGATATTTCAAGTAAACAATATGGATATGCCTGTGCAGTTTGTGCAGCTTAAACCTATTACTATTAAGTTTACTAATCAAGATTTAGCGGCTGTATTAACTCCTGATGAAATACGGGAAGAAATGGGATATGCTCCTTTAGATGTTAATGTAGATGTAAGAGAGGATTTTTCAAAAGTTGGAATGATTGATGGAAAGCCTGTTTTTGATACCATAGAAGAAGCTTTAGCGAGTGCAAAGACTTTAGGGTGTGAAGGGTATCACGAACACGATTATGAAGGTAAGACAGTCTATATGGCTTGCGAAGGACATACTGAAGCTACACAACTAGCAGAGTGGATAGAAGAATTTGGTGAAGATATGCCTGAAGATTGGGAATTAGTAGATGAAGAAGTGGTAGATGGTGAGCATAGAGATTTTGATTTTGAGAAAGTATTAAATGAAGAAGCTGACAATAATATAGAACTTGCATCAGCAGTAAGTGCAACTCCCAACAAAAGAAGTAGTCAAGATGGGGTAAATAAATCTTACAATGACTATTATAAAGTGAGATATGTGTATGCTACTGATAATTTCTTAACAAACAAATCAGGTACAAGCAGAGAGTTTTGTAGAGATATGGTGGCAGCTAAAAAGATATATACAAAAGAAGATTTAGTAAATGCTAATAGTTTGACTTTAAATCCAGGATTTGGAATTGATGGTAAAAAACGGTACGATTTGTTTCTTTTTAAGGGCGGCCCTCAGTGCAGACATTTCTTCTTGCGTCAAATTTTTAAGACTTCACTAAGAGGTGCTAAAAGTAAAATATCTAGTAGTCAATTAATATCTTATACTAAAGCTAGGTCTGAAGGATTTACAGCTGAAAAGAATGATAAGCTAGTAGCAATAGCACCACAAAGAATGAAAAATAACGGATATAACAAACCAAGATAACACTTTAAAAATCAGACACTTATGTCATACGTACTATTTATATCAGAAGCTAAATTAAAGGACTCTACAGCAATCAATCTTAATGTCGATGTAGACCTCCTACTTCCCTATGTACGTCAAGCACAAAAACTGTGGTGTGAGACACGACTTGGCACACCTCTAAACAATAAATTGAAAGACTTAATTACTACAGGTACAGTAGGTGCTGTAGGTAATGAAGCTTATAAGACTTTATTAGATGAATACATAGGGGATTTTTTGCCAGTGATGGCTATGTATCACGCTATTCCGTTTTTACGTTTTAAAGTGGAAAATGGAAACATATATAGCAAAACGAGTGAAACTGGAACTGCCCTTTCAACTGAAGAAGCACAACATTTAAGAGAGGAGTGCAAAAATACTGGTGAATATTATTTAGAGAGAATGATAGACTACATAACTTGTAATAATTCACTTTTTCCTGAATATGGAACTTCTACTGGTTCAGATGTGGATGCAAATAGAAATGCGTATTACAATGGAATGAACCTTGAAAGACCAAACAATCAAGGAAATAAACTTACATTAAGGAACTTTTTAAACGCTTCAGATTAATGAAGAAACACTACAAGACAAAACCAATTAATATTACAAAATTAAAGACATACTTAAAAGATGCCAATAAAACAGATAGCAAAGGAAACACTAGAAGTAGTGGGGGTAAATGCAACAATACTAAGCGTAACGACCTTCACTAATATAGAAGTAGCTTTAAAGATAATCTTATTACTTGTGTCTATAATCTACACTGTAGATAAGTGGTGGTTTCACAAAAATAATAGATGAAACTTGATTAACTTATTACTCATAAGGGATACTTTTAGTGAAATCTCTGTTATTGGTGAACTGTTTTTAAATGGTGAAAGGATGTGTGATACCTTAGAGAACCCTTGGCTAGATAATAAAAGAAGTATAAGTTGCATTCCTGAAGGGGAGTATAACGTAAGACTAAGATATCCTAGAGAATCAGGCTCAAAAGAATATTTACATTTATTAGTTATGGGTGTTCCTGATAGAATTCTAGTTTTATTGCATATAGGAAATAAAGCAAAAGATACAAGAGGCTGTATTCTAGTAGGACTCGGG